GGAGCAATTAGAGCGCCAGGTAATCGAGTTTCTGGCGAACATCGACCTTCCGGACGATCCGCACGTGAGCTTTGATCCATCAAGGCGCTAGGTCACACACGTATATAGGTCCCTTCTATTTCGATCGGCCGCCGACGGACGATGAATTGCGATTCCTGCACGACGCCATGCGTGTCGCTGCCGGCGTGGTCGACAAGGATCGCAAGCAGTTAGAGCTGAGGCTCATCACCAAGGACGGGTAAAGAAAAACCCCGGCGGAGATCTCCGCCGGGGTTTCAGGTTGTCCGCGCGGGTGAGGCGGATCAGGCGGCCCCCATCTTCAAGCAGCTTTGCGCTTGCTCTGGCGCGCCGGCGTCGCGGGTTTCGCCGCTGCAGGTTTCCAGCGGCCATTCTCGTCGCGGCGGTTTGCCATCGCCTCGAGCTCGGCCTGGCGCGGGCGCTCCATGTCCATCTGATAGATCGCGAGCAGGGTCTTTTTTTCCTCATGGTCTCTGTCGCGCAGGGCGAAGGGCACGACATTGTCCGTAGCCGGAGCATCGACGCGTGCGGCCGGCGGCGACTCATGTTCGATCTCGATCGCCGGCGTGGCCGGTTTCGTCTCGAGCGGTTCGCAGGCGGCGAACTTGACCGTCAGGTTCAGCCAGGCGACGCCGGCGGCGATGGCGATGGCGAACAGCAGCGCTGCGCCCGAACCCCAGTCGCTGCCGGTTTCGGCCGCCAGCATCACGACGCCGATGGTGTTCAGCGTCGACTCGAGCACGAACAGCAGGGCGGCGTTGCCGACCGTGAGGCGGGCCTGGCTGCGCGCGCCGGCCGCGCGGGCGGCGCGGGCGCGGCCCATGCTCATCCATTGCAGCGTCGAGAGGCAGACCAGCAGGGCGGTCATGACGCCGGCGAGCTGGCCGGCCTGGAACACGGCGACCAGGCCGACATGGGAGATCCAGAGCGACGCGCCGAGGACGCCGATCGCTGCGACCAGGCTGACCGGGCGGCCGGGCTGAATTAGGCCAGCGGCCGGGACGGCCGACTTTAGGGATGCGTTAACGGGTGTTGCGGTAATCATAACGGGTCGGCCTCCTATGCCGATCGATGGGCTCGGGCTGAGGTTTCAGCGGCGTGCCAAGTGACCCCGGAGTTTGTGGCTCCGGGGTCGCGCCGTTCTTGGCGCGACAGGGACAGCCAATCACAACAAGGTTGATGGAACGTCACCAGCGGGCGTAGCGTGCGCGCGCATGTGGGAGCGCGGGCATGAATCAGCAGACCAGGGACAAGCAGCGGGCCGAACGCCAGGCGGAAGGCCTGCGCAGGGTGGCCGAGAGGCCGGCGCACACGGTGTCGATCGAGCTGGCCGGCGAGCGGGCGGCGATCATCGCCAAGATCCGCAAGCCGAACGAGACGCCGGAGCGGACCATCCTGCGCCTGATCGACCAGGCCCGGCCGAAGGATCTCGATCTCGGCGTGCCGGTGTGAGGCCGGGGGCCGATCGCTATGCGGATCCGCGAAACCTGCCGGCGCGCCGCGCTGAGCGCCGCGCGCGTCGTGCCGTGGAGTGCCGACAGGCGCGGCGTGAGGCCTGGGATTGGTGGCGCCAGTGGTGGGGCGGGTGCGTCGTCCTCGGCATCACAATCGTTCCGCTGCTGATCCTGCGCGGCTGATCCTCCTGTAAGGCCTTCCTGAGCGTCGCGCAGGGCCGACAGGCCGGGACAGCGCGACACCGGCTCAATCCCTCTCCAGCCTCATCCCTCGCACGGGAAGCGGACGATTTCCGCGGGCCCCGACCCGTCGCGCAGCCTGGCGGTCGCCGACGCCTGCGCCTGTCACCGGCCGATCGGACGCCAGGCGGACAGCGCGACACCGCATTGATTTCGCCTCCCGCACGCATGTGGCCCTGACCCGTTCGCAACCATCGGAGTTGCGAAAAAGTCAGGAGGCAGCCGCATGCGACGCATCGCGCGTTGCGCCCAGACCCTGCGCCGCAGTCGCTTCCAGCGTGTCAAGAGGGCATCGCACGTCGCGCCTTGGGTATATTTACTGCAACCGCTTCAACCCTGACCCTAATCTGTCTGTCAGTTTTGAGGGCCTGCGGGTCTGGGGGCTGAGAACGCTGCGTTCTGTAGAGCGTTCTAGCTAGTGACCTGATATCATTGGGAATTGTGGATAGTGGAACGGCGGAACGCTCGGAACGGTATAGCTCGCACACGCGCGCGCGCGCGCGCACACAGGCGTGGGGTTAGCGTTCTGTGCGTTCTACCGTTCCTGATGTATCTAACAGTATGTTTCTACGCGACTTTTCACGGAACGCTGCGCAGAACGCTGGGCGCGGCGAGCGTTCTTGCGGGCGGGTCGATCGGCGGCGCGGATAAACAATTGGGGTTTATTCGCCCCGGGCTGGTGCGGCGTGGGTGACGCGCGGTCGGGCGTGGCGCAGGTGCTGGCCGAGGCGGGGCCGCTGGGGCTGCCGGCGGAGGCCGATGAGCCGGATCTGTTCGACGGTGACGCGCGGCGCGGCTCGCCGGTCGACGAGGCGGCGCGGGCGCAGGGCGTCGTCGAGCCGATGGTCACGGCGCGGCGCGGACCTGGCCGGCCAAAGGGCTCGCGCAACGCATCGACCGAGCAGGTGCTGAAGTTCGTCCAGGCGCGCTATCGCCATCCGCTGCTGGGGCTCGCCGACATTGCGAGCACCAGCCCGGAGCAGCTGGCGCTGCTGCTGGCGGGCGGGCGCAAGCACATGATCGACGAGGAAACGCGCTGGCGCGCCTGGCAGCTGGCCCTGACGGCCACGAAAGAGCTGGCCGAATACATGCTGCCGAAGCAGCCGCGCGCGATCACCTTCACGGCCGATTCGGCGCCGCTGATCCAGATGTTCATGGGCATGCCGGCAGCGCCTGGTCCTGCGTTCGGGGCGAGCGGCGAGCCGATCTTCGGGCTGCAGGAAATGCCTTTGAATACAGGGCCTGACGACCCCAAGGGGGGTGAAGTCTTAGAAGGCGAAGTCTTAGAGCCTGCAATATCTGCAGGAGAATCAGATGCCTAGCATGTTCCAGCGCACTAGGAGGCCGCTAGCATCGCGGCCGGCCGCGACCCCCCCCTGGCCTTCGCGGACCCCACCCCCCCGAACCGGGGCCACCCCTCACACGTGTGAGGAGCAAGCGCAGGATTTTTCATCCGTAGCCGGATGGTTCGATCAGCCGGGCCAAGGGGAAGGTGTGGATCGGGTCGGGGTGCGGGCGCCATTCCGGCCGCTGCGGGAGAGTCAGGGTTGAGGCTCCCTCCCGGTGCTCTCTGTACGAACTATCAGCCGCCGGGTCCGGTGGCGGCCGCGTTCATCGCCGACGTTGAGCACGAGCTCGTCGGCATCATGGGGCCCTTTGGTTCTGGGAAGACGTCTGCATGCCCGATCAAGGCCATGCACATCACGAGGCTCCAGCCGCGAGACAAGCACGACGGGGTGATCCGAAGCAAGGTCTACACGATCCGTGACACCTATCGAAACCTCGAGGATAAAACGCTACCCTCATGGCTCGCGGTGTTTCCCGACTGCCCCGACTGGCCGCTGACCGGGCCAAAGGGCGGACCGCGCACGCACGTCGTGAAGTGGGATGAGCCTCGGCCATGGGGCCTGCAGCGCTTCGAAATGATCGCGGAGTTCCGCGCAATCGGCGATGACAATTACGAGGATTTCTCGAAGGGCCTACTCGCAACTGTGATCTGGCTCAATGAGGCCGACACAATCAACGAAGGCGCAGTTGATCCGCTGCTTGGGCGTCTCGGCCGTTTCCCGTTGCCGCACAATGTCGACGACAATGCGAAGGCGGGTTTCGGGTGCGTCATGGCGGACTTCAACGCGCCGCTGGTGTCGAACTGGACCTGGCGCCGCCTGGTGCTCAAGCGGATGCTCTCGGGCGGCGATTCACTGGGCTACTGCTACGTGCAGCCATCGGGCCTCGATCCCGCTGCCGAGAATCCGACGCTGCGCAAGCTGAAGCCCGATTACTACATCAAGCTCGCGGGCAACATGGAGGAGTGGGAGCGCAAGCGCTTCATCGAAAACAAGCCCGGCTATGCGCGGACCGGCCATCCGATCTATCACGAATTCGATTCCGGCCGGCATGTGCTGAAGACAAACCGACCGGCCGATCGGCGCTCGGTAATCCTATGGGGTGTGGACGCCGGATTGAACTTTGCGGCTGTGCCAGGCCAGCGCCTGCACACGGGCCAGCTCCATGTCCTGCCATCGATCGTCACACCTGACGGCATGGTGACCGATGCGACGGCCGCCGGCGGGCGCGTGCGCGCGGAAATGTCGGGCGTCTATGCGGGCGCCGCCGGCGTCGCGATGCTCGATCCGTCCGCTTTCGCCCGCAGCGCAACTTCGCCGGGGCAGATCCCGTGGGCGCTGCTGTTCCAAGAGGCGGCCGGGATTCCGTGCATGCCTGCGCCGACGAACGCGATCGAGCGACGCCATCGCGCGGTGCGCCATTTCCTGAATGGCTGGCATGGGGGCGCGCCGCTGATGCTGATCGACCCAGAAGGCAATGACACGCTGATCGAGGGGTACATCGCCGGTTATCGCGTGCGAAAATTCAGGGCCGGCGAGGACGTGCGCTATGCCGACCAGCCGGAAAAAAACAGGTTCAGCCACGTCCACGATGCGAAGCAGTACCTGTGTCAGCTCGCCGGCGGCGACGCCTCCACGGTCGAGCTCGCGATCCAGTACCAGGCCGAACTACTGCAGCAGCAGCGCGACCTGAAGCTCGGCGCGGCAGGCGGGGGTTATCGGCCGGCGGTGATTCATGATTGAGGGAGGGCGCTAACATGGGCGATCTGTTCAAGCGGCCGAAGGCGGAGGCTGCGCCGAAGATGCCGAATCCGAACGACGAGCGCACGCGCCTCGCGGCGCAGCGCGAGCTCGAAAAGTCCGGCGGCAAGTCGACGACGGTGCTGACGTCGGGCCTCGCCGCCGCGCTGCCGCGATCGCCCGAAGTGAAGGCGCCGCGCACAGTCCTGACAAGCTGAGGGGGCGGAGCATGCTGGCGCAAGGGCTGAACGCTCGCGAGTCGACGTCGAAGGAGCACGCCAACGCGAAGGTGTGGCTGCAGCGCAAGGAGGAGCTCTGGCAGGACAAAGCCGGGCCGGAGGCCGAGATGCGCCAGGCGGCTGAGTATTGCTGCCCGCGGCGCGATTTCGAGATCCGGTCAGAATCGAAGGGCCGCACGATGAAGCGCCGGCTGGTCGACTCGACGGCGTCGATCGCGATCGATCGCGCGTCATCGACCATCTACGGCTACCTGATGTCGCCGACCACGCCATGGACGCGGCCGGAACTGCTCGAGCGCGATCTGACCTATGCCGAGGATTCGTGGGCGGACAGCACGGCGGTGAAGATGCATCGCTACATGACCGGGTCCGCTTCGAACTTTCGCACGCAGCTTGCCGAGGACGTCGACGATGCTGTCGGTCTCGGCAATTCGATGATGTGGCAACAGCCCAAGCGCAGCCGCGGATCGACCTATCTGTCCGTGCCGATGAAATCGTGCGCGTGGAGCGTCAACGAGGAAGGCTTCATCGACGAGAATCATCGGTGTTTCAGCATGTCGCTGCGCCGCGCCGTTCTGAAATATCCGGGCTCGGTCAAGCTGCGCGAGCTGGCGGCGAAAACGCAACGTCCGGAATCCGTGCCCGTGCAGTTCCTGCATGTGGTCGAGCCGCGGCCGGGCGGCGTCAAGGGCGACCTGCGCGAGGTGAAGCCGTGGCGCGACGTCGTGATCTTCATCGACGGCATGGACGTGGTCGAGATCGGCGGCCATGATCGCAAGCCGATGATCGCCGGCCGCTTCAAGGGGCGTTCGGGCGACGCCTATGGCGAGGGGCTGGCCTGGCGGATCTTGCCGCTGGCCAAGCTCGCCAATGCGATCCTCGAGGCGATCGTGCGCAATGCCGAGCTGGTAACCAGCCCGCCCCTGCTGTCGCTGCTGCCGCAGGGGTCGACTCTGGATCTGCGACCGGGCGCGACCAACCATCTCAACACGCTGCTGGCGCAGACGCTGCGCGATCCCAAGGACGTGCTGCAGCGGATCAATGTCGGCGGCGACGTCAATGTCGGGTTCGAACTGCTGCGCATGATCTGGGGGAAGATCGACCAGGGCGCTTTCATCGACTGGATGACGCCGCGCGAGGGGCCGCAGAAAACGGCGACCGAGATCTACGACCTGCGCGACATGCGCCTGCGCACGATGGGGCCGATCATCGCCCGTCTCGAGAACGAGAAGATGGGCGCGATCGCCGAGAACACCTATGAGGACATGATGGCCTCGGGGATGCTGGATCCGCCGCCTGCGTCCCTCGATCGCGAGCTCATGGGGTTTTCCTATCTCGGCCCGCTGGCGCTGGCGCAGCGCCAGGGCGAGATCGAGGGCTTCCAGCGGTTCGCGGCCGTGGTGCAGGCCTTCGCGCAATTCGATCCATCGGCTGCGCGCATGCTCAAGACGGAAGATTCGCTGCGCTCGATCGCCAACGCGTTCGGCGTGCAGGGCCGCTATCTCGCCTCGCCCGACGAGATGGATGCGTTCCGGCAGGGGCAGCAGGAGGCAGGCGAGATCCAGGAGAACATGGCGGCCGCGGAAGCTGCAGCGCGCACCGTGCAGGCCGGCGGCCAGGGCATGCTCAACCTGTCGAAGGTTGTGCAACCGGGCGGCAACGCATGACATGGTTCTGGAAGCGGCCGCGCTGGTCGACGCCGGCGGGATGGTTCACGCCATTCACGACGCAGGGCGATGCCGTGATGGATCGCCCGGGCGCGCGCGCGGAAAAATATGCCCGCGTGTTCTCGACGAAGGACGGCCGCGACGTGCTGGCCGACATTCTCGCGCTCGCCGGCGTGGGCGCTGCGGATTTCATGCCGGGCGACAATCGCGACGAGTCGCTCTGGCGATCGGGCGTGAAGGCGGGCGCGCTTGCGATCGCAGACCGCGCAGGACTCAACACGGGCGCTCTCGGGCGCGCGCTTATCCTTGGCAAACTGGAGGCCATGACACATGCAACCGAAACTCTTCACGACGCTGACGCCGGCGCTGCCGCGCCCGATGAGTGACAATCCGTCGGGCGGCGTCTCGCCTCCGCCGCCACCTCCCCCGCCGCCACCTCCGCCAAATGGGGCCGCGCCAAATGGGGGAGACAAGAAATTCTATGAGGGCTGGGATCCGGCCGTCGTCGCGCACATCGAGGCGTCGAAATATCCCGATCCGCAGGCGATCGCCGCAGCCGACATGAACGCGCGCAAGCTGATCGGCGTGCCGCATGACCAGCTGATCAAGCGGCCAGCGCAGGGGTTCGAGGTCGATCCGAAGCCGCACATCGCCGCGCTGCGCGTGCTCGGCGCGCCAGAGAAGCCGGACGGCTATCCGGCCGACAAGCTGTTCGCGCCGGTTGAGGGCCTCGGCCAGCTCGAGCCGACTGTGCAGGCGTCGGTGGCGAACAAGTTCACCGAGCTCGGCATCCTGCCATGGCAGGCGCAGGGCCTCATGGGCATGTTCAACGATCTGTCGAAGGCGCAGAAGTCGACGCTGGATGCGGCGACGTCCGCGGCGGAGACCGAACGCACGGGGCGGCTCGATGCCTACAAGGCCGAGCGAGGCGCCAATTTTCCGAAGGATGTTTCCGGCGCCCGCTCGATTATCGCCAAGTTCGACCGGCCTCTGCAGGGCGATGCCGAGACGCTGAAGGCGGCTGGCAAACTTCGGGTCGACACCAACGGCGTCATCATGACCGACAAAGATGGCAAGCCGATTCCGAAGGGCGAGTATGAATACTGGCTCGAGCAATCCGGCCAGGGCAGCGATCCGATGACGATCCGGTTCCTGGCGCAGATCGCCGAGCGGTTCGATCCGTCGCAATTCACGCCCGACGGCGGTGCGCCGAGCGATCAGCCTGGCGCGATGTCGAAGCCGCAGGCGGCCGAGGAGGAGCGCAAGCTGCGCGCCGATGCCGGCTTCATGAAGCAGTACACGACGCGCGGCGATCCGGGGCATGGCGCGGCGGTCGAGCGGATCAATGCGCTGCTGAAGATCCAGCACGAATAAATTTGACGCAGGCCGGCCGGAGGGGCTGGACAGATAATTTCCGGCCTGCTTGTGATCGTGCATTCGCTGCGGCGCGACGGGGCGTCTTCACTCGTGTGTTCAAACACTGTGAGGGTCCGGAGCTGCCGCGCCGCCGATGCGGGCGTGAAGCGCTAGGCCTGGGTCCGGACTTCCGGGGCGTCCAGCCGATCAATCAGGAAAATTGGTCAGCAGGGAGCCCCTCAGGTGGCGGACAACACAGACGACAATAACAGGCTGGAAGGCCACAAGGTCATCGCGTTCGCAAAGAACGTCGACCTGGTCGGCCAGCAGAAGAAATCGCGGCTTGTCTCGCATGTCGATGCGGACATGGCGTTTTCGGAACCGGGTGATCGGTACACGGACGAGCTGATGGGCCTGTCCGATCCGGACGAGTACTTCGGTGACGTTGGCGATTCGCCCGCTGGCGAAGTCGACAAGGCCCGGCGCTGGGCCTTCTTCAAGACCTTCGCTGACGGCAAATTTGTCGGCACGAAGATCAAGGCCGAGCAGCTCGTCGACCCCACCAATCCCACGGTGCAGGCGATGGGCGCTGGTCGCGAGCGTCGGCGCGACAAGACAATCCTGACCGGCTTTTTCGCGGCGGCGTACTACACGGACGCCGAGGGGGAGATCAAAAGCCTCGCCTTCCCCGCGGCGCAGAAAATCGCCGTCGATGATTGGAAGTATTATAAGGGGCTCGCCGATGGCACGGCGACGCCGACCGGGAATGCGCCCTTGACGGTCGCCAAGCTCCGCAATGCGCGGAAGCTGCTCGACGCCTCGAACCTTGAGGACAAGGGCACACCATGCATCGCGGTTGAGCAGGCCGACCTGATGGCGCTGCTCACATCAACCGAAGTGTCGAGCCGCGACTATGGCCTGGTGAACGCGCTGGTGAATGGCGAGGTCAACCACTTCATGGGGTTCAACTTCGTGCATGTGAACCAAGGACGCATCGCGCTCGATGCGTCCAGCAACGCGCTTCTTCCCGTCTGGTTTCCGGGCGTGATGAAGTACAGGGAGCGCCCGCTCGTGACGACGCAGATCGTCATGCGGGCCGACAAGCGGTTCCGCTGGTACGCCTATTACGAGGCGCAGGATTCGTGCCTCCGCAGCGAAGATGCGGGCGTCGTCCAGATCGCCTGCAAGCGCTACTAGGAGGGCGCACCCATGGCTGTTGAAACCATCCTCGGCACTTTCATCAAGACCAAGATCGACGCGACGCCGCAGAAGATCGTGCGGCCGCAGAACCATGGCGGCCGCGTCCGCTCGATCAACGACGTCGCCGAACTTCCGGCGGCGTCGGACATCGCCTCGACGATCTCCTGGGGGCCGATCCCGCTGCGCGCTGTCATCCTCGGCGCATCGCGCCAGGCGGCGGACGCGCTCGGCGCATCGACCACGCTGCAGCTCGGCGTCAAGACCGATGCGACCAAGGGCATCGCGACCAAGACTGCGGCGCTGATTGCGGCGACATCGACGGCAGCAGCGACGTCGCTGAGCTGCCTGGCCGCTGTCAATATCGACCAGACCGGCAAACCCCTGTGGGAGATCCTCGGCCTCGCCGCGGATCCCGGTGGCGATGCCGAACTGGTGACCACGCTCGCCGGCGCTGCCGGCGCGGGCACGGTCGCGCTCGATCTTCTATACGTGGTGGACTGATCCGCGAGGCTCCAACTTCGCATTCGTCGACCATGTTAAGCGCGGCGGGCCCGGCCTTCTCCACGGGTCCGCCGCCACCATTTCAACCG